CAAACTTTTTTACGACTTTTGTTGAAGTAAGGAAGCCCACCCTTACTTTTGTTTGGAACATTTTCAAAATATTCTATAATATCTTTACATGTATTCAGTTCACCATACGCTCTGCGTTTAGCCCATAAGCCTGTCGTGTCATCAACTATCTCAATAAAATTCATTTACTCACTCATAAAATTATCTTCAAATAATATATAGTCAGTTTTATCTTGAGAAGTTTTAATCGTTAAGTAAACTGTACTCATATTTTTTGGTTTAACAGGAACAAACTTGCTGAGTTTCTTAGAGTAGTAAAGTGGAACTCCATCTTTCAAACGCATTTCTTCATACGAGTCCATGTCAGAACAGACTTCCATGATTTCGCCAACTTGTTTCTCGTTGTATATGTTTGAGTACGAAACCTTGTCACCAATATTAATTATGTTCATTTTCTTTTTCCTTTTACTGTAAAATCAATTCCAAATCTTGTTGAACTTCTCTCCACAATACCTTTCATCATTTCTAGGTATTGTGGAGAACAACAATTCTCAATCACCCGAAGCATATCTAAACTCCTTATTTGCAGCCTCATCCAATTGTTTCATAACATCTTCAGTAAAGTATGTTAGTGGATCATTTAAAATAGTTTTACCAAACTGTTTGCTTCCGTCTGGAAGTTCAAATCGTGTCGATACCTTTTTAAAGATATCATACTTTTCAGCCAACTCTAACAGTCCGTAGTATTTGTCAAGTCCCTTATCATAAGTAAGTCGCACATCAACCATCTTGTTCTCTTTAGTCAAACGAGACTTGTGGTTCTTACAGTGAATGATGTTGCCGATAACTTCAGTGCCATCTTTCTCTTTCTTTTTACTTAAATAGATAATAGAACTAGCTGCGTACTTGAGTCCAGAACCACCACCCATTTCTTTCTGTGGGAACATAGAACCTACAACATCATAAGTGTGATTGGTTACAACCATAGGAACTTTTGCCCGACCAAGTTTCAACGTCAATACACGAAATGCAGCTTTGAGAACTTGAGCTCTTGTCATGTCTCTTGTCTCTTTGCCGTCTGCGGTATCCTCAACTTCTTTGGTGGTGCTTAACATACCAAGACTGTCCAAACATAGAAACAAAGGTTGACGATCTGATTCGGGTTGTTCTAGGTATCCGTCTAATACCTTTAGAGATTGTGTTCTAAATTCTTGCACCGTAGTGACAGGCAATATAACCATTCTCTCTGGGTCAATTCCTCTGTCGATAACCATTTGTTTAGTAATTGCAGATTCACTCTCAAAATACAAAACACCAGCGTTTGGATTCTTATCAAGAAAGTTCTTGACAATACCCATCAGAAAGAATGTTTTGCCTGTTGCAGATTCACCTGCGATTGCGGTAATCTTATTTGACGGCAAACCCCCATAGATACTTCCACTGAGTAACGCATTGAATACATGACTGCCTGTGTCGATAAACGAATCAACGTCACCAGCCTCCACTCCATCACTTACCATAGATGCGTATTCATTCCCCACATCTTTGATAATGTTCTTTAAAAAATCATTGTCAGCCATATTTGTTTTTCTCCTAATTCTTTAGCTACAGTATACTACATGCATACCAAATTGTCAAGTTTAATCTCAAACATAGTGTAGATAACTTCCTATAATATACTTGGGAGATATTACTGGTCTAGCTCCTCCATGTATGTGTGTCCACAGTGGAGGGAACATCATACAAGAACCTTTCTTACATTCTACCTCTAAATCCATTGTAGGAAAAAAGGTATGTCCGCCTATGTTATCAGACAGATAAAAGAACACAACAAGAAATCGTTTTGCGGTTGCGTAATCCAACACATCAACATGAGGTGGAAACTCATCAGTAGTGTCAGGCAAATACCTTTTCATCTTAGGGGGTTCAAGTGCAAACTTGTCTGGCCATTGATAGGGTGTAATCTCATGTTCCATTTTATAAGACTCAACACATTTGCTGATATTGGTCATAAGAAAATTAACATCTTCTTTCCATAACGTATCAGGTGAATGTAACATATTAATTTGAGTCAGGGTTGCGGTTTTTTCTCCCATCTCGGTATAGTGAGAATTGTTCTGTACTTCTTGTGCAGAAGTATCTTTCTCAAACTTATCAATAAAATATTGACATCGTTCATCAGAAAGAACTTCATCAAATACAGTGATATAAGAATTGTTCATTATACCTTGAACCCATCAAAGTTTCCACCAAAATTAGACTTGTCAAATGTAGGCGTATCAAAGTCATCTTTGTCTATAATCTCACCTGTAGTTTTGTCTACAGTCTGGTTTGCGTCTGCGAGACTGTGTTGTTCAGAGATATCAATATCATACAGTCGCATCTTTGCTCGGTCGATACCAACTACAAATCGTTTGTTCATGGATGGATCATTGTATCGGTTCTTCAATTGTTTGACTGCAATCTGGTTAAGCCCGTCAAGCTCTTCGTTACTGATAAGCGCAAACATGAGGTCAGCAGTCGCAGGCAAACCAAAACTCTCACTTGTATCTTCCAACCCAACGTCTGAGTTTGAGAACCCTGATCGAGTGGTCTGTGTTGCACTCATGATCGGTACGTTAGTCTCTACTGCAAGTCCCCTCAGTTCTTCTGCAATTGATTTAATGTAGAAATAAGAACCAACATTTGCGTTCCCCTTGAATCGTGATGACGCACAGATATTTAAATAATCAATGAATATAATATCTGGTTTGAATGTTTTCTTGATTGCGAGTTCTTTAATCAATCCACGAAAGTGTGCGGAGTGAGCGCTTGCGGTAGGATACTCTTTGACAATCAGTTTACCAGAGGTAGACTTAATGATTTTATTAATCTTGTTGTCAAACATTTGTTTGGGTAAATCATGCAAGTCTTCCATAGAGATGTTCATCAGGTTTGCATCAATCCGTTCTGCGATGCGTTCTTCTGCCATCTCCAAAGTCACATACAACACATTCTTTCCTTGAGAAAGACAGTTCGCTGCAACGTGACACATAAACAAAGACTTACCGACACCTGTTCCAGCTAACGCGATGTTTAACGTCTTCGGAGGCAATCCCCCTTTCGTAATTCTATTGAAGAACTCCAAGTCAAACGGAATTTTTTCCTCTACCGTATGGTAGTAGTCAAACCGACTTTCACTATCTTCTAGGTAATCATGACCGACATGATTATCGAATCCTACTGCGAGTGCGTCTGTGAGTATACTGGGAATGGAATCCGCGCTACGGGCTTTATCCTTTCCGTCTATGATTGAGATACCCTCAACGATTGCGTTATAGACCGCACGATCTTTGCACCACTTCTCTGTGGTTTCGACTAGCCAATCATAGTTAATCTCTTTGTCACTTTTCAGAGACTTGACTGTACTCAGTATTCGGGAAATATCATTCTCGTTTAAATCTCTGCGTGTGTCTATCTCTATCTCTAAAGTAGACTTAGTAGGAAGTGCGTTATACTTCTCGACAAACTTCTGTATCTCTTCAAACAGAATTCGTTCTGTTCTATCTGCGAAGTATTCACTCTTTATGAATGGTAATACCTTACGTGCGTATTGCTCGTTAGAAACGAGCTCTGATAATGTGGTTAGTTCAATCGTCTGGTCTGTACTCAAGGTTGTTTTCCTGTATTTGTTCGTCAATGATACTCACTAGAATATCCCCGATAATCTTGAAGAAGTCCTCTCCAAAATCTTCTTTATTGATATTTGCATTATCAAGTATACTATACTCAAACCGAAATGGCAAGTCCCCTTCTGCATATTCTTCATTTGGATCGGGTAGAACTACCTTACCGTATTGATAGACAACACCTTCGAACTTACCCTCAGAGATACGCAAAGAAGCTTGTTTGTCTCCCTCACGTGATACCCAACCCCATTTGACTTCACTCATCTTTTTAATTCCTTTGCGAGTTCTGGTTGTTCTATGAACTTTCTTCTGGACTTAGAGAATGACGTAGGTTTACTGAACCACTTAACGCCGCATAATGCAGGGTCAGACAATGGTATGTAACCAATGAGTCTGGACTTATCATTGAGAATGTAGGTATGGTTGAGTTGTTTGGGATTTTCCCACTCGGTTATTTCTTTCAGTACTTTCATCATGTATCCTTAGTATTTATACAGGGAAGTGCAAGCGAATATCGCTCAGTTTTGGGGTAGCCGGTTTGTGAGCTAGAGAATAATTCTTAGACACCTTATTGCATTTATAGTTTAGTAAAGCCATTCCAGTTTTTAAGCCCTCTTTCTCTAGCCAAATAAGCTCCCCTCTCACTCAAGATGATCAGTCAAGAGTGAGAGAGTGTCAGCGGTCACCTCGGTATACCGAAGTCCATCGGGAGTCGGTGAGAGTGACCTCGTACAAATCATGTCCCAACTTGTAACTCTTTATTAGATTTACACAAGTCTTGTTCATTGTACTCTAACTGCGTATGAATTGAGAGGAAACCAACTCACATCCCACACCATAATATCTGGAACTTTCACTGTGGGCCAACCAACCTTAATGGTTTCCTCTCAAACTGTTTAAGTCATATAGACTAATTCTCCTTAACGAGAGAGACTAACAGTGCCAATCAACCAAAGACTAAACCTAGTGGGCAGATATCCCACTCCAGAAGTCTCTCTCTTTTTTCATTTTATGTTACCATTATACTGTATAGAACAGAGTTTGTCAAGGCCTAGATCAATAATAATATGATTGCGAACCACATGACTATTCCTAATACGATTATCACAAGCAGCTTCCATAGAAACTTAAGCGTAATCAATGGGTCAGTAAGCAGCTTATATGTTACAAACCCCATCATTAACAC